TTATTGAAGAAAGCCATGCCTTTTTTATTAGCTGATATGTTCTTCTCTGAACCTTTTAATTTCTCTTGCTTAGCAAATCCACTTTCAAAAGCAGCAAAAGCTCCAAATTTAATGTTTAAACCTGATGCAACAGGTAGGGCTTCACTTGCTAAGGCAGTACTGCAACTAAGTATTATCGTTGATAAAAGATATTTTCTGATTTTCATAATTTCACTCCTTATAGTTTTTTAATTAGACAATAAATAACATAAATAATCTCAAGACCAAAATCAAAAAAGCACGAGAAAATCAAGATTAGAAAGTAGTGTGTTATAATTATTTTAAGTAAAGGAAACTTAATTTTATGACGCACAATTCTAACTCTATTCATAGTTTTAGTTTCTCTGATGGAATAACTGCTATTGCGGAACTGCAAAACAGAAGAGCAAAACTTGCAGCTTTAAAGGAACGATATCTTGCAAGCAGTTCGTTATATGAGTTTTTTAAAAGCGCTTGGCCTTATATTGAGGGTAATATGCCTTATGTTGATAGCTGGCATATAAAGGCTATAGCTGAGCATTTAGAGGCGGTTTACGCACGCCAAATAAAGAAGCTGATCATAAATGTACCTCCTCGTACCGGTAAAACCAATTTAATATCGGTAGCCTTTCCTGCATGGGTATGGATACATAACCCTAGTGAGCGGTTTTTAACTGTTTCCTGCGTTAATTCCTTAAGTCTTGAGCATGCACAGAAAAACAGAGCTTTACTTGAAAGCAACTGGTATCAGGATAATTGGGGTTATAGATTCCCTCTTCTTAGAGACCAGAACGTTAAAAGCTTTTTCCAGAATACCAAAACAGGATATAGGCAATCAACAAGCGTAGTATCTAAAACTGTCGGTAAAGGCGGTTCAATCATTATTATTGATGACCCTAACGACCCAGGGGACTTATCTGAAATCAAAAGAGAGAACGTAATTAACTGGTGGACACAAAGAATGTCTACCCGTTCAAATAACCCAGCTAATGACTGCCGAATAGTCGTCCAGCAAAGAACGCATGAGAATGATTTAACCGGTTATATCAGAAAGAACGACAGCGAGGGTGATTGGGTAGAATTAGTGCTGCCGCTAGAATTTGAAGAAAAGCGCAAGTGTATTACAGTTCCTCTTGGCATAGATCAGGTTATTTGGGAAGACCCTAGAAACAAAGAAGGGGAGTTACTCAGCAGCTTACGCTTTGGCGAAAAGCAGGTAAATGAGTTAAAAAAGTTACTTGGTTCTTATGGTTATGCTGGGCAGTGCCAGCAAAGACCATCTCCAATTGGCGGTGGAATAATCAAGAAAAAATGGTTTAAGTCCTGGACTAGCCCTATTAAGCCTAAATTTGATTACATATTGCAAAGCTGGGATACGGCAATTTCCGATGAGCCGACAGCGGCCTATTCTGCCTGTACTACGTGGGGAGTTTGGGGCGAGAAATCCGAGGATGAGTTATTTAGGATGATGCTACTCTCTAGTTGGCGGGGTCGTGTAGGATATCCAGAGCTCCGAAGCAAGGCTCAGCGCTTAGCCAAAGATTATAAGGATATAGGTGAGCATAAGAACCCAATGCCGGCTCAAAGAAGCGTAGATATTTGCCTTATTGAGGCAAAGGCAACGGGCGATCCTTTAATACGTGATCTAAGGCTTGGAGGAGTTCCTGCTATAGGCTACACCCCAAAAGGCGATAAGAATGCAAGAGTACAGAGAGCAGCGCCTCTTATTGAGTGCGGACTTATTTATTTACCGACTGAAGAGAAAAATCCTGAAAGGCTAACTCCGTTCGCTGAAGAGTTTTTAGAAACAGTGATAACTTTTCCAAATGGGGAATCAAAGGATTTGGTTGATTCGATGACGCAAACAATTTTATACCTCCGAGACTTTGATACTTTAATTCATACAAGTGATGTTAAGGAAGATGAGATCGTTACTAAACGCAAGAAATTATACTAATGGCAGTAAGAAGTAGAGCCTTGAAAGAGGCAAGATTAGATAGCATGAGGAAAAGACGGAAGAAAAGGGATAAGGTTATCCCCGATTTATCCGTTACCGAGAACCTTGAGCCTGAATTTCTAAATTTGACTCAAGAAATGCCGATGGAAGAACAAATCCTACCACAAGAAACAGGTAGTTTAGATGAACCGGTTTTACCGGAAGAAGAAGCACTTATTTCCCTAGAAGATCAAATCTTATCACGTATAGATAACGAAGCGGAGGAATTAGCACCTGCGGATGCCGCCTTTAATAGTAATTTTGCAGATGATATACCAGAAAGCGTCAGAGATAAAATCGCTGCTTACTTAGAAGAGGTAACAGAAAAAGATACTAAAAACCGCGCACCATGGCTTGATATAATTGAAAAGGCTAAAACCTTACTTGGCTTTAAAATTGAGGAAATACAAGACCCAAATAATGTCAAATCTAAATCCAATTCTTCTATTGGAAACGCTGCCCAGGTTAAGACTTACGATACTACTTTCTCTAGCAGCGTGCTCCGGCTCTGGGCAACTCTTCGCTCCGAGTTACTCCCCTCAACCGGTCCTGTAGGATTTAGGACTGATGTTAGTGTTAGCGAAGATTACGAATTAAAAGGCGAGATGGTTAGGGATGCTTTAAATGAGTACTTAACAGTAGAAGATAAGGGCTTTTATCCAGACTACGATCGGTTTTTATTGTACTTAATTTTATATGGGTGTGTATTTAGGAAAATCTACTACGACCCGATTACTGGTAAGCCCTTGAGTAGGTTTATCATGCCTGAGGATTTTTTATTTGATAATAACTGCTCAAGTATTACCGAATCAAATCGTCTAACTCATATTAGATACCTCTCTAAAAGAGAAATCCTTTTTAACATGCAAAGCGGGATATTTTCAAAAGTTGATCTTGATTACCTAGATAGTGTAGGTAGCAGCGATGGAGAAGAAGCAACGGACGACTCTAAAGCCAAACAGGTAGACCCAACAAATTCCCGTTTTCCTTTTTATGAGACGCACGAATATCTGGTTTTGAATGATTTTTTTGACAATAACAATGCATCTGAGGACTATAGTATACCATTACCTTATGTTATTACCAGATGCGGCAGCAGTAATCAGATCGTATCACTTACGCCAAACTGGGATGAAAACGATCCAACTAAAACAAGGATTAACTGCTTCATTCATTATAATTTATTCCCCGGGTTTGATGTTTTTGGACTGGGGCTTGCTCAAATACTTGGCTCTAATTCAAAGAGCTTAACTTCCATGCAGCAAATGGCGATTGATGCAGCTATTTTCCAGAATTTCCCGGGAGGGATGAAGGCTAAGGGAATAAAAACTACTAATAATGATTTGAATATATTACCTGGTCAATTCGTAACTGTTGAAACAGGGAATTTGTCCTTGCGTGATTCAATCATGCCACTTCCTTATAATGGACCATCGCCAGCTTTACTTGAATATATTAACCGGATAACTGCCCAGACACAGGAGCTAGCGTCTGCAACAGAGATGGGACTCACTGAAAATAATCAGAATACGCCTGTCGGTACTACGATTGCCTTGCTTGAAGTATCCAATCGGATGCAATCGGCAATAATGAGAACAGTCCATAGTAGCTTTAGCGCCGAGCTACAGCTCTTTTATAAAATGTTCAATCTTAGCACGCTACCTCTGGATAAAGAAAGTTTAAAGGTCATACCCGTATCTGATCCGTCTGTTGAATCTTCTACACAGAGAATAATCAAGGCAGAGAGTATTTTAAAGTTAGCTAGCAGCAATCCGGAGCTACATAACATGCGAGAAGTATATTTAAAAGTATATCAGGCCCTAGGGATTAAGGACATTGATAAGATACTACTTCCCGAACCACCACCGCAAGAACAGCAGGAACAACAACCTATAGACCCGGCATTACAGGTACAGATTGCTGACATTGAGCAACGAAAACTTGAAGTAGAGTCAAAAGAACGTCTAGCTCACTTAAATATTGAAGCTGACGGCTATAAGACGCAAATGAGTATCGAGCTTGATAAGGAAAAACTGGAACAAGAGAAGTATTTAGCTGAATTAAAAGTTAATGAACAACAACAACTTGCTGAGCAGAAATATCAGATTGAACTTTTAAAGCTCCAGTTAAACGAGAAAGAAAAAGTAATAGACACGTTAACCAAGGAACAGGAAATGAGTACTAAGAACGAGCTTGAACTACTAAAGCTTGAGTACAAGGCAAAAGAAGCTGAGTTAAAGGCACAAGTAGAAGCTCTAAGATCGCAAATTTCATCCACACCAGAAAAAGAGGAGATTATTTATGGATAGGCAAAAAAGAGAGTTCGCTACTCGCCAAATGCAAGAGAGAGCCAGAGAAAAAGAAACGAGCTGTAATAAGTATGCCGCCGGGGGAGCGGCTAAAATTAGAAAGGACGTTGCTACAAAAAGCGGAGCGGCAGTAAAACCTAGAAATATGGGGAGGAGCGGTAAATGAACCGAAATAACATTTATAGCCGAGGTTCTTTTACCTCCGGCTTTATAGGAAGTATTGAGTCTGAAATTGATAGATACAGGCGTATTTTATGTAATCCGGCATCAATTTCTACGCTAGAGGATTACAAATATCATGTGGGATTAATTGAGGGACTTGAGAGTTCCCTTGAACTCTTTAACAGGCACATAATAGAGGTAAATAACAATGACTAACTGTGAAATAGCCAATTACAAACCGGAAGATTTTAAAACCAAAGGCATTGATCTGGAAGCTTTTAATAAGGAAGCAATGATAGAGAGATTTAAAGAGGTGTCAGTTACTGGAATCAATGTATTAATTCTTATTTACAAACCGCCTGTTGAAGAGGTTACAAGAGGAGGAATTATAAAACCGCCAAGCGCCGTCCAAGATGATCTGGAATATAACTCAATGGTCGGGATGGTATTAAAGCTGGGCCCCGATAGTTATAAGGGCGATCAGTTTCCAAGCGGCCCTTACGTCAAAGCCGGAGACTGGGTCATATTCCCGCGTGGTTCATCATTGCAGTCAAAATATGAGGGTGAACCGATAATTATGGTAGAGGATTTTAAAATCAAACTGCTAGTCGATAATCCATCAAAAGTATCAAGGTAAGAATATGTTTAAAATAGATATTGAAAATACAAGCGACTTAAACGCTGCTATTCCACCTTTAAAAGAAGTAGCCGAAAATAAAGATTCAAAGAATGAAGCTAGCGAGGCAGAAGTAGAAACTAAAGACTTAGGGCAAGATACTCAAGGTGTAGATAGTAGCGATGATAAAAGCGATATTTCCGCAGATGTTTCCGAAAAAGAAGAAAAGCCTACTAAAACCTCTGCTCCTGACAAAGACAAGGAAAAATACTGGTCTAAATTAAAAAAAGAACGTGAAGAAAAGGTAAAGCTTGCTGAGCAATTAGAGCAGTTACAGCAAGAAAAACTACAAATGGAACAAATGCTCAGCCAAGCTATTAATACCGGTTCTACCCATTATAAGAACAATGTTGCCAGCGAACTTGAAATGGCTCAGGCACGGCTTCAATTAGCACTGGAAAACGGGGATGCTGCTGGAGTTAGCAGAGCTACTGCGGATATTTCAAAGGCGACCCATGCCTTAAATGAGGCATCTAGAATAGCCACTTTTCCTAAAGAAGAATACTCACAAGAGCATCTAAATCAGGTTCGAGCTAGGGAATATGAAGATAGGTTATATAGCTGGCTTGAAAGTAATCCTGAAGTAGATAGAAACGCCCCTGAGTATGATGAGAAGCTAGCGACCTCAGTATTATCCTTTATTACTAAACTGGATCGTAAATACCAAAGTGG